TGTGCATCACTGTCTGACAGTCTGATCCTATGTGGTCTCCGCCCCTATCCCAACCACGTGGACTTAATGTATGCTCTATGTCCTTAACATCAGGCATTAGATCGCCAAAAATATTTTTTACTTCTTTGTAAAATGTCGGGGAAGTGTGGTACTCTGCAAACGCTTTCCATAGATCAGTCACAACCCCCTGCTTTAACATTTCATCAGACTTCAGCCTGTAACATATACCGTCGTCGAATGGTTCGGTTGCAAGTAGTTGTTCAGTTGGCCATTCTTTTTCCAGTTGATCATATATGTCATCTGGTAAGCAATCTTCTATGATAAAATGAGGATAAGGTTCTTTTATTAAGATAGGTCTTTTTCGTAAGACAGACAACATTATTCTAAGTGCTCCATAATTTCAGGAATATTAATTTTAAAGTTAATCATATCGCTAAACCTTTTCACTCCTGTTGGTTTTGAATTATTCTCTCTCGGTATAGGAACCACATCTGCTAGATATAACTTATGATCTAGGTTAAGGTTGTGCGATAGCAATGGATATACTTTTTTGTGTATCATGTTCCTGTCTTGGATCTCTATTACCTTTGTTCCAGGTTGGCACCATAACAAGTTTGTGAGGCCTGCACCGTGCGCCGCAAGAATGTGAGATGCTTCGGCAAATGTTTTCATTTGGTCTCTTATAGACATATCTTCTAATGCAACAGTCTCCCATCCTTTAAGTTTCAACAGCAGTTCGTCAGAGTTTATTAGTTTCCTAGTTTTAGCACCAGGTCTTAGCACAACGATCTTCCTATGTGGCTTTATCCCTTTAAGGTTATTGATCCCTTTGAAATGGCGTAACCATGGGGCAAGTGGTGGCACGATTACTCCATCCCTTACGTTACTCATGCTTGGTACGATGAGATGTTTGAAATGCCATGTTTCGCCTTTTGGCATAACAACTATCTTTACATCAGGAAAAAGTTCCTTGCAAACTTTTTCAAAGTAAGGACTATGATTTGCCAACACAAAGCAATACCTAGCGAAGTTAGTAGACCATCTTTTTTCAAGCAGTCTAAATTTAGATATTACATCAATCCAGATGTGCCATGGGTTACCTTTGCTGTCTTCATCTACAGGCAACCACACGTATGTGTCTTTCTCATGGAAAAATTCTGTGACCGGTGGTATTTGTAAATCTACTGTGTCGTCCCATTCGGACCAGAGGTTGTGACTCTTGTGTGGCTTGTGTCTGCTCTTGTGTGTAAGCGTCCAAACATGGTTTGTGATTAATTTATTTTCTCTGGTCAGTAATAAGGGACAAGTATGCACTTTGCAATTATGAAACTCCGCTACAAAGGTTGGTAAACTTGAAAATTTTGGATCAATCGAATCATGATATGGCACAGTGTAATTGTATTCTGGATCCACCATCTCCCAACGATCCAAGAAATACTTCAGAGAACTTATGTTTTTTACCGTTTGCATACCATGAATAAGTAGTATATAATTATAGTCACATGCCAACAAAAATGTTCATAAATGGTTGTTCTTTCTTGACGACCAGACCCAAGTGTGGAGTCAACACGCACTGTGGTAAGGAATTGTCAAGCATGATGGACCTTCCGATCACTGAGAACCTGGCAGGCGGCGGACGTGGCAACAAACGCCTGATGTGGACGACTAGGGTTTGGTGTGAAAAGTTTCCAGACAAGGCAAAGGAATGTTTCTTCTTAATAGGATCCAGTGGCGGTGACAGATTTGACTTTCCCACGGGTGATGGTTTTAAGAAACGTAAGTTCCCAACAATGGAGACCACCTGGAAAACATGGGATCCAAATCGTGACAGCAACACAGAATCTTTTTTCAAATATCTTTTTGAAAAAGGTTTAGACATAGAACAAGCCACTCAAATTGAATCTCTTCTTGCTATACACGATCTGCAGGATTTCTTCAAATTAAGGAAGTATCCATATGTCATGTACAACACGCTATCAGACGCAGACATAACAAATCCTGATATAAAATTACTGTTTGACAAGATAGATACAAAAAGATTCTTCAAACCAGACACGAGCCACCTGGACTACACAGTGCAAAATAATCAACACTGTGCACCTGGCGATCCACATCCGTCAACAGCAGGACACAAAGACTGGGCTACTCAATTAAAAAGATTTATAGATGCTAACAATTTACGCACCATTCAATAATCCAAAAAGCAAAGCGTGGGAAGTTTTTGACGGTGTAGCAAAGTCTTGGCCCGAGCAGATAACAAGACTTGACAATTCAGTCGAGACGGATCCTGTCAGTAATAGTATGTACTGGGGATTTGTAAACAACAACATGGAAATGATCAAGAAGTTAGAGGCACGCAATCACAAGTATTGGTTCACGGATACACCATACTTTGGAAGATTTGATAACAACAACTTGAAGCCAGACAATCACTACTGGCGTGTCTGTAAGAACAACATACACGTAGAATATATCAAAGGGTGTAAGTCAGATAGATTTGAGAAATTTGGTTTGAAAATTAAAGCACCCGACTTCAAAGGCAAACATATTTTAGTGTGTCCTAGTAGTGTCAGCATACACAATTACCTGGATAGGCCTAATTGGACACAAGAAATAACCGAACAAATAAAAAGGTATACAGATAGACCAATTAGGATCAGGGAGAAGCCACGCGGAAGAGGAACATCAGGCCCCAGTGAAGCAAAAGTTCCTCTGTCCGAAGATTTGAAAGACGCTTGGTGTTTGGTCACTAGTTGTTCTATAGCGGCGGTGGAGGCGCAGTGTATGGGTGTGCCTGTGTACTGTGATGAAAAAAGTTTTGCCAGAGATGTAGGTTTCCATGAATTAGCAGATATAGAAAATCCGTTCTTTGCAGGAGCAGAAGAATGGTTATATTCACTGGCCTACCAACAGTTTACGCCAGAAGAGTTTGAGAATGGCACAGCAATAGAAACATTAATGGACAAAGGTCTACTATGAAAATTGAAAAAGTAAACAACTTTTGGGTACCAAAAAATGATTTGCACTTTGATGAATGGAAGGCAGGCAAACCATTTACACAGAACAAATGTTTGCTGAAATTTATAGATTATTGCACTGGAAAAAATAAAAAATTTAATCACATACTAGATATTGGTGCATGGGTGGGCACTTGGAGTATGGCTATGAATAAGTTTTGTGGTAGGGTCGTTGCGTTCGAGCCAGACGCCCTGCATTACGAATGCCTAGTGAAAAATGTAAGTGACGACATTAAAACACATCAACTTGCAATAGGGGCCGAAGAGAAATTAATTTCATTGTCAGAGGATGATTTTACGCAAAGCAAAAGGATTTTAGGCGAGGGGACCATTCCCATGATCACCATTGACAGTCTACAGATAAATGATGTTGACCTCATAAAGATCGATGTAGAAGGATATGAAATGGAAGTGCTTAAAGGTGCTGTCAATACGCTAGATAGTGTGAGGTACCTAATGATAGAGTTGAATAATAATACAAAAAAATATGGTAGTAGTAATATTGAAATTGAAACACATATAAAAACTTTAGGATACAAGGTACTGATGGACCACTGGCCAGACAAAGTTTTCTACCGTCCATAACTTAAATTAAATACTCAAAATGAAAATTTTTATCACAGGTGTAGCAGGTTTTTTAGGATCACATCTAGCAGACTTAATGATATCAGAAGGTCATACCGTTGCTGGTAATGATAACATGATTGGTGGTTACACAGATAATGTACCACAGGATGTTGAGTTTCACCAAGTAGACTGTTGCGATTTGGAAAACATGACCAAGGCAATGGAGGGTTGTGACATAGTGTATCATACTGCCGCCACTGCCTATGAAGGACTGTCTGTATTTTCTCCTGTTTTAGTTACTAGAAATATTTTTGAAGCATCTGTCACAACCATTACTGCCGCAATAAGAAACAAGGTCAAACGTATCGTGTACTGTTCAAGCATGGCCAGGTATGGTCAGCATGACAAGTTGCCTTATAAAGAAGATTACGAATGCCGGCCGCAGGATCCATACGGTATTGCAAAGAAGGCCGGAGAAGACGTCTTGAGAAACTTGTGTGACACACACGGAGTTGAGTATGTGATTGCTGTTCCTCACAACATTGTAGGCCCGAGGCAGAAGTATGACGATCCTTTTAGGAACGTGATGTCAATTATGTTGAACAGGATGTTGCAAGGTAAACAACCTATCATATACGGAGACGGTGAACAAAAAAGATGTTTCAGTTACATAGACGATTGTCTATATTGTTTGAACGCACTTGCATTTCATGACAACGTTGTTGGTGAAGTAATTAATATAGGCCCAGACGAAGAGCCAGTGACGATAAATGAATTAGCAGAAGCCTGTGCAAATGAAACAGGAATTAATCTCGATCCAATACATCACAAAGATAGGCCCAAAGAAGTGAAACTTGCAACGTGTTCGTCAGACAAAGCACGAGAATTATTAAACTACAAAACTTCAACAAATATGCGACAATCTGTGAGAAAGACTGCAGAATATATCAGAACTAGAGGCACTAAAAAATTCCAGTATCACTTGCCTTTAGAAATTGTTAATGATATCACTCCGGAAACTTGGAAAAATAAATTGATATGATTTCCTTGTGCTGTCCATCTAGGGGTAGACCTGAACTAGCAAAAAGATTAATAGACTCTGCCTTAAAGACACAAAAAGGTAACACAGAGTTTCTTTTTTATCTTAATTACGATGACAAAACTTTAGAACAGTACAAAGACCTATTAGACCAAAAACACTACGTGGTAGGACGCAATCAGTCAACGTGTTACAGTTGGAATCTAATGTGCGACAAGGCAACTAATGATGTTGTAATGTTAATGGGCGATGACGTGCAAATTAAAACTAAACACTGGGACCAAATTATAACTGACGAGATTAACAAGTTTAAAGACAAGATCCTAATGGTAGTGCCAAGCGATGGTCGTACGAAAGGCAACAAGGACTTTGGTAGTAAAACAACGCTATGGCCTGACGAACCTCTGCCAGCGGCTCACTTCGCAGTCCATAAAAATTGGACAAATACTTTAGGATATTTGGCTCCTGCATTTTTTTGGCATTGGCATGTTGATTCATACACACAAAAAGTTGCACGTAAACTTAATAGATGTCTTTATCTTCCTGATGTTGAATTCAAAGCAAAAAAGATTCTAGATGACAATGCAGGGAAACAAATCCGGGAAAATTTAAACATACGAGAAAGAGATAATTTCGTATGGACTAAAGTTAGAGACAGGCATCTAAAATCTGATGTAGATGCTTTACGTAGTTTTATTAAATCTTTTTAGAATTTTATGATACTCATCCACATTCATGTCTAATTGGATAAAAGGACTTCTAATATATTTCCTCGAGGCATGCACAAACTTAAAATCTTTGCACGTAGATATTAAGAAAACGTTAGGCCTGTACCTAATTTGTTTGCCTTTTATATGAACGTAAGATGCAGTTTGATCACTTCTTTCTTTGAAGAACCAAAGCCAAATGACGTCCTTGCTTAAATCAATGTCTGATATATTTTCGTGCAAAGAACAATTAGTTTTGTGCTTTTCTTTAAATTCTTGCCAACTTTGGTGATTCAAATCTTTTTGGTTTTCGTATAACCTATCGTAGGTATTTGTGTCAATCAAACTGGTAATGCAGATGTGCTCTACAGGTTGGTCATGATAGTGATCTAGTTTTAATTTTTCCCAGTCCATCACGCACTGAATAAATTTATAAGTTCTTTCTTCCAGTCATCTGCGTACTCGCAATCACGATAACCATCAAACCACGGTCCACCTTCGGTGTAGTGCAAGATCTTTGGATGTCCGTCGTTTGGTTCCTTGTACCACCCAACTAGCCAGTTGTATTCTAGAGGCAGAGATCCTATCTCGTTATCATCTAACCAACCAAACCTGTGCAAGAATTTTGGCGATTCTTCGTTAAGTAAATCTGGAGTAAGTATTTTGTTCTTTGGGTGTTCACAATTCCAGAGCACCATGCTGGACCAATTTTTCCTTGGGTACACTGTCTGTACCTGCCCGTCCATTTTTGTAGTTTCTTTTGGTGTGTAATCATGTTGCACCACAACCACTGCTTTCGAGTTGTCACAGTGTTTTATAAGTTCGTGCGATGGTATTTTCCAAAGGAAGTCACAGTCACAAAAAACTGCCCAACCTTTAAAGTCATTTATATATGGTACAAAGAATCTAGTGAAAGTAAATTCTGTGGAGGCTAGTTTGTCCACTGGTCTGGTGTATAATCCTTGATCCCTCATTTGTTTCTGTTTGAGTGGTATTACTTCCGCAGATGGATCTCTTCTTTTTATACTGTGTTCACAAACTTGGTATGCTATGTCTTCTCTGCTGTCGTGTCCTACGTATATTTTCATTTTCTGCCCGATGTAATTTGGTGTATTTCTTTCCAATTACTTACACGTATAATTTCAGGGTGTTCAAAGTCTCGATTGTATTCGTGGTCAATTAATATAGGCTTTAAACCGTATTTGAGCCCGGCTACAGCGTTCTTTGGCTTGTCCTCGACCCAATATAGTCCAGTGTTGTGAAACTCCGCTAATGCCGAATCTTTGTCGGCTCCTGTGCCTAAAATATGGTAATTGGTAAAAATATGATCTCCAAATAATTCTCCTAATCTTTTCTTACGTAAATGCTGTGCAGGTATATCTGACGTCTGCGATGTGATAGGAATAAATGTCCAACCTTCTGCGGCCATAAGTTTTACCCAAGTTTGTGACTCAAGCATGGGTCTTTGTGTTCCCATCCATGCACTCCTGTTGAACTCCCTTATCTCTTTACGTATTTCATCTTTGGTCAAACCAAAACGGTCTGCCATTTCATATGTATTTTGTTTATCCGGTAATAATCTGTAAGGGTGATACCTAGCACCTGTTTTGTCAAACAGTGTTCGTTGTAACATCCATTTTGTGAAATGGTGTTCCCACTCTAACAGTACGCCGTCAACGTCTGTAAGTATTACTCTATTTGATGTCGGCATCTTCCATTCCTGCTACTCTCAATTTCACAATGTTTGTAATTTGCCATTGTTTTTGATCTAAACCTTTGGTGATGCCCAACCATTGATTCCTTATCAATGCAAAGTCATTTATAATTTTATCCATGTCAACAACATCGTCCTCGCCGTCAACATACTTCTCTGCATCTCTGCTTGATAATGCTCTGTTGTAATTTTCTAAATATTTCCTAAAAGTTTTTGATCTTAGTCTTCTTAATTCGATGTTAAGGTATTCTAATATTGCTTCCAGTTGTTGCAACTGACTGAATCTTTCTTCTACAATTCCTGGTAGTGATGCACTTGCTCTTTCTAGATTACCGTATATTTTGCACTGCTTCTTTGCTTCTAGTAATTCTTTGTCAAAGTATGCGACACAGTCAGGTATCTTGTCGAGATTTCTACTTACTTCGTTGTACCAATTAATCATCATAACCATATCCGTCTGACTCATCGTCCTCTTCGAATACAGTATTAATTGCTTCTTCTAATTTGGGATCGTATTCTGCAGACGCTTTTATCTCATCATGTTCTACACCAATGTCCTCTAGGCTCTTTATAAAGTCAATGGCCATGTCCAGTTTTTGTCTTTCCGGCACATAGTGGATTATCGAATTCCATAAACGTTCGATATCTTCATGTGTAAAATCTATCATTACTCTTCGTTTTCTTCCGTTGTTTCTGCAGGCACCTCTTCTTTAAATTCCGCCATTATCATATCTAATTTATCACCTGTCCATGCTTTTCTGAAGTCTATGTGTTCTTTGCCTTTCGAGTCAATGTATTTTAGTCTATTACCTTGTTGTACTAGTAATCCTTTTTTCTCAAACAAGTCAACTAGTCCACTGTAAGGATCCATGCCTGTATCATATGGAATCTTGACTTGTACACCTTCAAATGGTTTGGCATATCTAGTCTTCATAACTTTACAAGCGGCTCTGATACCTCTCACGTCAGTAACCTTGTTACCTTTTTCGTCTTCTTTAAGTTTTAATTTCTTCATTGCTACCACAATCGAACTTGCATAGATAAATCCTTGTCCTCCTGATATCTTGTCATCTGGGTCAAACATATCCTGTGATGCGTATGTGTGGTTGGTTGCTATAAGTCCTACGTTCCATGAACCAAACATGTTAACACAGTTCCTTACTAGTGCCGTTAGTGCCTTGGGTTTTCTACCTAGATCACCTTTCATGTCACCTGCTTCGAACTGATTGACATCTGTTGGGGTAAGCATCATGCCTAGACTATCTATAACAAACAACACTTTAGGTGCACCTTCTTTGTTGTCTGCGTGTTGCTCTTTGTATCCTTTCATGAATTCAGAAACAGTTTTTGCAACATCATCAACCATTGACATGCTTAGTTTTAAAAGTTTATCTTCTGATGTGTCCACTTTCAATGCTTGTAGCCATTGTTCATCTAGTGCGTTTTCTGTGTCGATCAGTATAACAAAGATACCTTGATCCTGTGCATTCTTGATAATGTTTCCTGATGCTATGTAACTTTTACCTGCTCCTGATTCACCTGCAAGTACTGTTACCTTGCCTAGTGGGATACCTCTGTTGAAGTCACTGGTCATTAGATAATTTAATGCATAGTTTCCTGTTGATATCCAATCTGTTGGATCACTGAATCCAATTCCTAAACCCTGTATTGATTTCGTTATACTTTTTCTAAATTTTGTTGCGTCAAATACTTTTGTCATAATTTTTGTCCTTTGTGTAATCTATTTTAGCATACCAAGGCCCTGACGTCAATATCAGGGCCGTGGTAAAATGTCAGATTATTTTGCTTGTCTTGATCTAATCAACTTCAAGATATCTTCTGCTCTCTTGGCACTGTCACCTGCTGGAGCCGGAGCCGCCTCAGGTTGTGGTGCTGGCGCTGTTTCTGTTACAGGTGCCGCTGTTGTAGCCGCCTCTGTTACTGGTGTTGCCGCCGGAGCCGATGCTGTTGGTACTGCTACCTGTGGTTTACCTTGGTAAGCCACGCCTGCTGGTCTAAAGTACTGTCCATACTGCTCAAGATCATAAGCCTCACCTTCCACAGATTTCTCAAACAATTCTTTGATTATTTTTACTTCTGCTTCTGTTGGTTCTTTTGGTCTGAAGTCACCTAGGTTGTGTAAACCGTGTGTGTCGATTGCGGCTCTCTCTGCCTCATCTAATGCACGTTCTCTTCTTGACCATTTTGATGTTGAGTAGTCAGCGTATCCACCTTTAGTTGTTTTAGTAATTCTAAAATCAACACCTTTTACGTAGTCAGTTGGCATTT